ACCTGTCGCCTTGCTTCCAAAATAACCAGTAATCGCACCAAATGCCGCGTCAACAATATACTTTTGCACCAGCATCTTTATCAGGCTATCTACTACGCTTTTTGCCATAGACTTCATGGCATCTGCAAAGTTAGCCGCGCCAGTAATGCCAGCAGTAAGCGAATCAGTCAGGCCATCTAAACCTTGCTTGGTCAGGTTCTGCACGTTGGTAGTCATGTCTGGAATGCTGTCACTCCATGACTTAAAGCCAAGTTCTATGTCGTTTAACGCTGGAACAATAGCGGCTGGCACTGTACTAGCAGTGGCTTTAAAGTTTTCTAGGTCGGATATAGCTAAATCAATTTGTTTTACAAACCCAGAAAGTAAATCAATTTCGCCAACTTCGCCAGCGGCTTCTGCATCCTGCGCTTGATGGTAAAGATCAAGTAACTTTTTGCGCCTCTCCATCAACTTATCTGTTGCGTCTAACTGCGCTTCAACAGACATATTGGTAGTATTTTTAACGCCTTCAATTTGCTTATCTAGCTTATCAAGATCGGCTCTGTATTCTTTGCTGCTTTGCAATCCTACATTAAAAGTATCTTGCAACTGGTTTTTAAGCTGTATTGACCCGTTAAAAACTTTTATAAATCCATTTGCTAACTCTTGAAACCCACCAACTGCTAGTTTAATTCCTTTAAGCAGGTCAATAGCCAATGATCTAGCAAATGCCTCAATCCCGCCTTTAGCCTCAATAGATCGTTGTAGGAATGCTGTAAACCGCACAACCATTGCCTCTATAGCAGGGGCAAATGCCGCCACAGTTTGATCTGTAATGCCTTTAAACAGGCTTTGCAGTTTGGTTAGGGAGTCAACTGTATCCTCGACACCTTTCGCGGCACTGCTAGACATTGTTAAACCTAATGCCTTAGCCTCGCCCAGCATTTCTTTGAGGCCATCGCTGCCCTCGCCAAGCATATTTACAAGCGCAGCACCCTCAGAGTCAAACAGCTTGAACGCTAAACGCAGTCGGTCTGATTCTGATTGAACATTTTGAAACGCATCAGCCAAAACAATCATGCGTTCATCAAGCGGCATTCTGTTTAGTTCTTGGGCATTTATACCCAGTTCCTTGATTGCGCCTTTAGCTTCACCCATGCCCTGCGCTGCTTCGGCAGTTCGACGGGTAAACCTTTGCAGAGCCATATCCATGGTCTGAGTAGATACGCCAGTAAGATCAGCGGCATAGCGTAAAGCCCCAAGAGCCTCAGTGGTTGTGCCTATCTTGTTTGCGGTTTTAGCAAGAGTGTCTGTAGCTTGTAAGCTGCGAGAAATAAGAAGGCCAAAACCAGCCGCACCAACTAGGCCGACAATCGCAGTCTTGGCATTGAGTACAGCACCAGCAACAGCCTTAAGACCTTTCGTTGCACTTCCAAAACCTTTTTTAGTTTTATCTAATGCGCTTATCGTAATCTTGACGTTCTCAGCCATCGCTCTCACTCATTATTTGGAAATAGGCCAGCCACTCGTTAAAGTGGTTGACAGGCATTTGTTCTGCCTCTGCTATTGTTATGTGAAGCCGATCCGCCAAAGATAATAAATTCATCCTCGATTGATCGGCTCTCAGTTTCCCTCAAGTGCCTCGACAGACTCGATCTCTGCAAACATCTGATTAGCAATTTCACTAATAACATTAGTTTCCTCGCCCATCAAATCCATGCGATCTTCAGCAGATGAAAAAAGTTTATTGCCACTTTCATCCTCTGCCTTCATGCAGATCAAATCCACCATAGCACCGATGGTAGTGTTGCTCAGGAAGTTAGGGTGCTTCTTCTGGAGTTGGTCTAGGTCATAACAGGTAATAGCCCTGCTGTATAACTTAAACGCTCCCGAATCATCACCCCAAGCAGGTACGGATACTTCTCGCGCCTTAACTTCCCTTCTGTTGCGTAGTTCTTTAGCTAATCCCATGGTTTATCCCCCTAATTAAGCTGTTGCTTCAGTAATTGCTCCGCTGCACTGGATGGTAAAGCTGGCTTCAACCATGCCATCAAATGCGCCTGTGATAGATCGTGAAGTAACGATTCCACCGCCACTAAAGAAAGTCTCGCCAGAGCCAGTTCCAGTTGGATAGATTTCAAAGTCAATATCGGTTCTCTCATCTAGGATTAGTTGCTGTGCATCAGCCTCGTCCCAGTAACACTCAATAGAAACAGTGTTAGTTGCTAGACCCTGCTTGTAAGTACGCGCAGTATCTCCAATTACTGAATCTTCAATAGTATCTGCTGAACCTTCAAACGTGAATGATCGTACCTCGCCAACCACGGCAACAGTCGTGCCTGAGACTTGTACTTTTACTACTCCAGATGCGCCTGTTTTAGTCGCCATGATTTATACCTCTAATTAAATTTAAGTTGTGCCGCGAGTGTACTGATACAAAACGCGAACTGTAATAATGACCCCACCGATGGGATCAATAGAACCTTGGTCGATCTCGATGCTTGTGATCTGCGTATCTAAGGCATTACCGCCACGATACCGATCAACATCCAGACCCTCTTCAACTGCCTCGATAATGTTGTTTCGGGCTGTATCAATTACAGACCCTTTTACAAAACAAACCAGTTCATAATCTATTGTAGCCATGCGCTGAGTGATTGACCCGCCTAAACTACTATCTTCCCGATTCTCTCCTGCGCTCCTAACTAGGATTGCTGGATACTGGGCGTTAGATAGCTTGTCAAATGCAAACGGCTCTCTGGTTACATACTTAACCGCTACAGGCGATGTAATCGCTTGCAGGGTAGTAACGATATTATTGGCAATGCTTTCTCTTACACTCATTTTAACGCCTTAAAGAATATCTTGCCTAATTGCCTTTCTTCCTGATCGCTAAAGCCAAAGAAGGGTCGCTTCTTATCATTCATTGCGGCCTTTTTCGATTCAGTCGCTCGGCTAAAGAATATCTCAGCCTTCTTACTATCTGCGCTAACTGTCATCGCGCCAAGCATCTGACCAGTAAAGTTTAAATCAGGCTTTGTGCCTCTGCCCTTCTCTGATCTGAATGCTGCATATTCTGGTGTATATGATGCAAACGCACCCTTATATCCTACACCCTTGGCAGTCCTATCCTGTATGACATTTACGCCTTGCTGGGCAGTAATCAATAACGCCCGTTTAACGCTTGCAGATAACTCCTTGCCCTTCTTGCCGACTCGCTTGGCAATCTCTTTGGCATTGGTGTTTATCTTAACCTGCATTATCTAATCAGCCGACCAGAGTTTACAGATTGCTTTTCATCATCGTCGATAGTGCTGTTGCCATCATCATCGTACTGAACGCCATCTCTCAGGATAGCGTCAAACTCTTCGCCATAACGGGCTTTGTAAAAGTCCATCATATTCTGGAATCGGTCATCTTCGACCCAGTTAGTCAGTTGTGGTAATGCGTACCTGGCTAACACTAGATAGGCAGAGCATCGGGTGAACTGTGAATCAGTAAGTTTAGAATTCTCCATCTCGCCAGCTAGACCCTTTTTAGGCCACCACTTAATCCGCAACTCGCGCTCTATATCTGATTGCGCTTTTGCGTGATCGTCAGCAAATGATGTTATGCCCAGCGACAGGATGTCAGGGATTAGATCAACTAAATCTGAGTCTTGAGAGAATGCCATTACCACTTCACCTTATCTGCCCAATATGCCGCTGATGCTGTTTTATCTTTGCGGCCTCTTGCTATGTCTTTTGCAAACCTTGCCTTAAACGCTCTGCGCTTGGCCTTGTCTGCTTCGCTTTCGTTTTTACGCGGGGGCTTGTTATCTGCTCCCTGCTGGCCGAATCGAATCAAGCGAACCTTGTCACCCTCTTTCGCCAATACTGCATGGCTCTTCTCTGGATGCCTACTGGTGCGCTTTGGCTTGTTATAGCCCTCGAACCTTTCGCCACGATACGTTATTGCCATAGTTACCTCAAAAGATAGCCCCCTCCGAGGAAGGGGCATCCATAGTCTTACAGTGCAGCGTCAGACAGAATCTCGACACCAAACGCATCATCCAACTCAGCAACACCATAAATAGCAGTAGCGTTGAGTTCAAATGCACGAGCAGCAGCATCACGCTGTGGCTCAATCTGGAAGTCGCGCTTCATTGCAATGGCGAGGGCTTCTGGAGCGAATACCGCACCTTTAGCATCGTCGTTGCCGTCGATAGACACGTTAGCTGACTCGTATACATTGATACCAGCGATAGTACCAACATAGCCGTTACGCATTGCTTCATTCTGCAAGTCGCCACCATTCGGGTTAGCAAAGGTGTTGGTCAGGTTAGCTTTCAACTGGTACGCCTGGAAGGGATGTACAACAGCATTGATAGTGCCAGTAACCTTCGCAGCGCGTAGAGTAGCAGCAGCCTTGAACAAGTCAGCTACAGTAATCTCTGCACCAGCAGTACCGATAGAACCAGAGAATCCGTCAAACAGAGCGATCAGGTCAGTGTCGATCTTGGTAGCGATAGCGTTACCCAGAACAGTACCTAACTCTTCAGCAGGATTTCCAGCGCCCATAGCGGCTAGGTCAGTCAACAGAACCTGTGCGCCT